TGATTAATGAATGGAAGATACTTCTTGATGATCTTCGTCTTTACGCCATCATCCTTGAGTAGGGAATAGGCAAAATCGTAATGTACGATTTCTTCTTTTCTTGCTGAAAGGTCATCAAAAGTTTTTTGGAGATTTTCTCTGAATTCCTCTAACTTCTCATTTTCAGTATTTCTGTTTTTAAGTTGTTCGGTAATAGTTTGAATTTCAGATTCAAGGTCTCGGATTTGTCTCTGATTGAGTGATATCCGAGTATTGTTTTGAGAAATCTCATGATTGAGTTTCGTAATCTCCTTTGATAGAACTACAAATTGACGCTCTCGTTCTTCTTCAAATTTCATAGTCTCCTCAAGTTCCTGGAAACCTTTCTGGAGTTCTTTCGCTTTAGTTTGAGCATCTGCAATTCTATCTAGGCGAAATCTTTCATCAATATCCTGAGTGCAAGTAGGGCATACCGTATTTTCAGAGAAAAACTTATGGTCTTTGGTAATCACAGATACTTTTTGAGAAATCTTACCCTTAAGATTGTTAAGTTTAACCAACTTTTCTGCGGCACCAGTAACTTCCTCTTGCTCCTTTACATACTTAAAGATTTCTTCTTCGGTTTTGGCATTCTCGTTCATATAAATGCCAACTTCATCATCTAACTTGGTAATCTTTTCTTTATTGGCATTTATATTGGCATTACCACGATTTTCAAGTTCTTCAATAAAACTCTTCTGCATCTCAACCTTATCTTTAAGGTTTTCTTTTTTTAATTGAAGAGATTTGATTTCATCTTTTTGAAGACGAATCTTCTCCTTAATCAGAGCATTCATCGCAGAAAAAATACGAATATCCAGCAGGTCTTCAATTACCTCACGGCGATTGGCAGTTGTGAGTTGCATAAAAGGAACAAAGGTACTTGAACCCAGAATCACAATCTGAGTAAAAGACTTGTAATTTACTTTCAGGATATTTTCTTCAAGGATTTTTTGATTTAACCTATCATCAGATTCCTTATGAAGTTGCTTTCCGTTTACTTCAATATCAAAAACATTTGGTTTAATTCCACGACGAACCAAATAATTCCGACTATTTACAGAAAACTCAATCTCAACAAGACAATCTTTCTCATTGGTAGTATTAATGAGTTGATTTTTATTAATACGGCGAAATGCTTTATTAAATAAGGCAAATGTTAGTGCATCAAGAATAGTGGATTTACCTGCACCATTCGTTCCGATAATTAAATTTGTATTATTTTTTTGGAAATCAACTTCAGTCCAGTTATTGCCGGTACTTAAAAAGTTCTTCCATTTAATTTTTTTAAAGGTTATCATTTTTAGGAGGAATCACAATATCATCAGAAGTAATTAAGGCATACTTGTAGTTGTTATGCTTACAAGTTTTTATGGCAAGTTCGTCATCAACTTCCACGATTTCCATTTCTTTTTCGTAGTCTTCATCATACTCAAGCATCATAGCATAACGAGCAGCATCATCCTCTTCTTCAAATAAGAATAAAACCTTTTCTCCATATTGGTCTTGAACGGCATATGCCCCATCATCTTTACGACCCTTAAGAGTAAGAAGAAACATTTTTACTCCACTTCGCAAGCTTGTTTATAGAGGTCTTGGAATATACCTTTGATAGTACTCTTATCAAAGTCACATTCAGATTCATCAATGTAACGATTCAGAATTGAAATAGTATTCTCTTCTTCGTCAATTACAAAGTTTTCATTCTCTTGAATTTCAAAGTTTTCAACAATCTTCAAATCCTGAATACCGACTTTATAGAGTTTATCAATAAACTTCTCAAAATCTTTTTGTTTGGATTTTTTACGAACAATCACCTTAACAATCTTATTAGAATACTCAGAGGCATCAAAAGTCTGATGTGGAGTATCCTCATAATAAATGTTATAGAATAATTTATAAGGATTGTTAATTGGAGTGTGCTCTAGAGTTTCAGTATCAAAGATATGAAATCCACGAGTATCGTTTACGTCCGTCCAATACATTTCATAAGGATTACCGAGATAGAACACAGTTCCATTATCAGAACGAGTGTGGTAATGACCAGAAAATACCTTTGTGAAGTTTGAAAAAAGATCCGCTTCCAGTCCATGCTCTTCCATTACAAGATGTTTATTGACACGAAATCCTTTGAGTTCTAAATGACCCATGGCAACTTTTGCCTTGGATTTCTTAACTACCTTTAAGGTTTCATCATAGTTCTCACTACAAATCCATGGAATAAAGGTCATATCTATTCCACCAACTTTAGTATTTGTTGGAGAACTATAAGTTTTAATATTTGGATAGGTTTGAAGAAGCAAACTTGGAGAATTAACGCTATTGGTATTCTTGTAGTAGCAATCATGATTACCAATAATCATATGGACATCATATCCCCGAAGAGGTTCAAATACAACTCTCTTTGCCCATTCAAGGCTTTGATAATCAATTGACTTACGACTATCAAAGGCATCACCCATATGAATGACTGCCTCTACCCCGTGTTCTTCAAGGGCAGGGAAAAATACATTCTTATAGAAGAGTTCAAAGTAATCGTGAAGATGCTTTGAACCTTTTTTTGCCCCATAATGGCTGTCCGTAATTAAACCGATACGCATAGCAGATTTTAACTAGACTTCAAGTATAGCACGGTACTGACCAACAAGTCAATATCTACCGATTTCCGTTTCTGTACTGAATAGCATCTTTCATACTGTTGTATTCACTATTGTTACCAGAAAGCAATCCGTCATCAATTGTCATCACTTCATCAAACCCAGTACGTTCAATAATTTTATTTTTAATCTCAAGTTGCTTCTTTTCTTTTTGAATTCTTCTCAAAAAGGCATAATGAATAATCTGAGTAAAATAAGCAAAAGGATTCTGAGACCTTTCTGGATTGAAGTTATGAATATACTGAACGCAATTTTCTATTCCATCAGAAATCATATCATCACGGAACATATAATTCACAAAGTTTGGTTTATATGAGAGATGAGTGGCAATCTTTAGAAAGCATTCTCCAAGATAGTCTGGAATTCTCGGTTTTCCTTCCCAGGCACCAGACTTGGGAGGATGCTTATCATACTTCTCAAAGTACTTCTGTTCTGCCTTGTCTACTTTAGATCGGTAAACAATAAGAGATTCTAATAACTCTTTATTGTTTACATAATGTTCTGATTTCTTTTTAGGCATGGCATTGGACTTTTAGTATAAGTTGTAATTATTATAGCACATACTGCAAGGGCTTGACAAGTATTGAAAAACCATATAGACTAGGTTTGTCTCCGTTGAAGATAAGTTCTAGCTTTCTTTATTATCTTTATAGAGATTCTCCAGTTTTTTTCTAGCTTCTTTCACAGAGGATACATAACCCATTGATGATGAAGGTTTCACCTCTCCAGCCGGTTTGTATACTTCTATTGAATCATTATTTACATAATGTTCATATAACTGAATTAACTTGATGTCTTTTGTTTCGGTCATCGTAATAACCTTATCAAGTTTAATCAAGAACATATCGTCACTTGACATCTCTATCCAAGGTTTAATCTTAACATAAGAATCGCCGGTAGAGTTTGTTACGGGTTTCATAATGACAGGATTTTGTAGAATTAATATCGGATCGCCATCATTCTCATCCACCATAATGAGTGATAGAATCTCCTCTCCGGATACTAATTTTAAGATGCAGTAAAATTCATCACCCATTAGTCTTTAAGTGGTATGTTTACAATATCGTAATTAAAGTTTTCTTCATTATAAATTTTAATTCTTTCAATAAGGTGATTTAGTGTATAATTTTTTCTTGATTTGTAACTAATATCATCGGCAATGTCATATAAAGTTGCTTTTACTTTATTTTCTCCTTTTCGGAGAACTCTTCCGATTGATTGAAGATTTCTGATTCTTGACTTGCTAGGGGAAGCAAATATAACATTATGTAGATTTCTGATATTAACACCAGTAGAAAAAGTACCATAAGAGGCAACGATAATTGCATTATTTTCTCTTTCGGTAATTTCCCTAACTAATTCTCTTTCTTCAGTATCCACCCCACCATGAACGAAAAATACGTGTCTATCATCAATTTTGCTATTATTTATGAGTTCGTAAAGTGGTTGCCCGTGCCCTTCAACTCTGGCAAAAAGCACAAGAGTATTACCTTTTAAATCCAGAGCAAGATTTTTTATAAGATTATTTCTCTTTGAGTGATTAATGATATATTGAATCTCATCCTCAAAGGTTTCAAATCTGTTTGGAGGATGCTTTAGTAATAAAACTTTAATATCTAATTTGGCAAGATGACCTTTTTGCATCAGTTCATCTGTCTTGATAATTTTATATGATGGACCAAATAATCCCTCCAAAACCCACTTGTGAGTTTGTGAACCATCTAGTGTTCCGGTAAATCCAAAACGGTATTTGGCATCACAAAGT